TAAAAGAACTCGAAATAGCTTTAAACAAGGTGCTATTCAGTATAATGATAGCATATTTAATCTTTTAAATTTAAACAATAATACTTTAACATTCCCTCCTAGTTCTGATCCTAGATATGTAGAAGGGAATTCAATAAGTGGAGCAATCCCATTAAGTAATTTAGATGTGAAGCAACAGTTTGTTGGGAAATTAAATCCAAAAATAGTTGCTAAAATGCCACCTATGTTACGTAGATATATTACAAGCTGGTCATATAATAGAACATTACGCACACTACAGAGACGTCTAGAAAGTTTAGATACTAATCAAAAATTCTATTTCTTAATGGGATTAGCACTTAATAACTATTTTTATTCTAACAGTATTAATGATTTAGAAGGAGCTAAGAAATGGAAAAGTGTATTATCCATAAATGGTAATAGTAATGGTATGACAGATGACCCAGATGATGCATTTGGCCCAGAACGTGATGGCGGTGTGGATGGTTCTGTTATATGGAGTGCTGGTCCTGATGGTACACTGAGAACAGGTATGGGATATGGGTTAGTGTACTCTTATTTCAATATTCCTTCAGCACAGACTATAACATATGGTATTAATGATGGGAATACATGGGTGCATGCAGCTTATGTTAACTCTCAAATGTTTTATGATAATAGCCCAGGTCGTCAACCTTATACTCATAGAGCACGCAATCTTTGGCGCTATAAAACTGTTCCACCTACAATAACTGCAGATCTTGTTAATGAATTGAATACTTTATTTATTACTTCTATTCAAAAACTTATTCCAGATTATGGAATCCCATTAAACGTATTAGATCCGATTGTTCTTGATAAAATAGCACAACATTTTTATGAATTATCAGATGGATTACATGAGATTACTTATATATACGATGTCTTCCGTGTAGGTTCAAATATGTTAGATATTAGATTTGATAAAAAACAACGTTTAGATAGTAGTACTTATCTAACTTTACGTAACACCTATTACCCACAACTAAATGAGTATAATAATCTTATAAAAATTTATGAAGATGGGACATGGGAAAAATCATATAGTAATATAGATGACTATACTATTGCAGTATCAACCGCCAAAGGTAATTTAGAACCTATTTTTAATCCTATATATCCAGTAGGAGGAAAATATAATTATATATATCTAAATTATTTACTTGAGGGAAATAATATTAATTTGATTGAATTATCAAATAAGATTAATTCACAAGTAACATCTGTTCAAAGTCAAACTTTGAGTGGTGGTTCTAACGTTAATATATCAAGTATTATTAGTAGGCCTTCCGCTGTAAATATCGTATCAGATATTACTAAATTACAAGAGCAGTATAATAGTACAGTTGATGCGGCATATGAACTATCAAACTTGATAAACGGTATTGAAACTAATGTAGCACGTGTATTTTTTACACTAGATAATTCTAATTTTAATATTAATGGTATTGCTTTAGGAATTAATGCTGCGTTATCTTATAATAGAATATATAATGGAAATATTGAAGTTCCTTTAGTGGGTCAAGGAAATGTAAATAATCAACCTACAATTAGATATACAAAAAATGTATTACCCCTTATTGAGTGCGGAAATATTAATTTTATGAAAACAACAGCATATTTATATAGAGATACAGTATTTACTGATATTTCAAATATAGTATTATCAAATATCCCATATAATTCTAATGATGGGGCTGTTATAGTAGATAAGATTTTAGGATTTACACAGATAAATAGTAATACTTGCGGATATACATGGGTAGAAACCCAATATGATGATTTTACAAATAAACCTGTAAAACGTAATACTGTAAATATTAGAATACCTTATGATTATGATAATAGTGAATATCAAAATTCAAGATTTGTTTTTAGTAATAATCCTACAATAATGAATTATAGTTCTAATGTATATCCATTTGGTAATTTAAACGGTTGGATTGATAGATGGGCTTCTGAAAAAGTATTATTAATACAGAATGATATTAATGAAAATAATTCAAAAATAACTCTTATAAATAATAGACTATCAAATCTTCAAGCAAGATCTAATATTATTTATAATTTTTCAAATACAGTAGGATGGAATAAATATTATAATGTAACTAGAATACAGCAAGCTGATGTTAGAATGAGTCCACAGTCACTATTAGTAGGTGGATTCTATAGCCCTCAATCAACTGATATAAATACGTATTTAATGAATAATTTTTCAAATAAAACGTATTTTGAAATATATGATGATAATCAAGAATGGTTTAGAAATAATACTATAGCAACATCAATAATAGGACGACCATTTTATGATAGTATTCCTAGAACAGAAATAGTTACAAGAATACAAGATTATCCTATTCTAAGTCAAATTAGAGGTCTTCGTCCTGATTATATGAGATTAGGTCAAATGCAAATTAATCCAGTATATGGGCAAATTTATAGAATAAATAAAACTAATCTAAATAACTATTTTAGTTTACCTGGTGTAACTTATTTGTATGCTATACGTCCAGAATATGCTACTCATCAATCGCCATTTATATGGGGGAATATTTTAGAAGTTATTGATAGTGATGATATATATAAATTTGTTGAAGATACAAGAATAGAATATGTGCAAAAATCTCAAGAAAAAACAGATATATTATCTATTATTACAAATTTAAGAAGTGAATTGGATACTCTTCCTAATACTGTAATTAATATGAAAAATTCTCAAACTACAAATCCAATAATTCAAGATTTTATAACAAATAATTTAGTTACTATTCCAAGATATTTATCAGATATTGATAATAGATTAGGGGATGCTGATGGCGCATGTCCTGCTTTACGATGTGAAAACCCAACTGTGATGACACAGCTTATGGAGCAATTTAATAATGACTCAAATAATGATAGTAAGATTTTAAAAATACTTAACGCATATACAGTAAATCCTTATCAATGTGATTATAAAGTTATTACAACACCATCATTATCAAACATAAACCGATTTAATACTAATATACAAACTTTACAGAGTCAAGTAACTGTTTTACAAAATCAAATAAATACTTTAGTAAGACAAGATCAGGAAAAACCAAATAGTCTTGATTTAAGACGTGATTTTGATAATTATCGGAATAATGTTTATATTCCACAACTTGATAATATTTATAACAATACATCTATGCCAAGTAATTATCCTGTAAATACTAGACTTGCTTCTATTATAGGTCAATATACAACACAAGGTTGGGTAAAATATATGATAAAAAAATATGTATCGCAATTTTATATAGATTTCATTAGTGGAAATGCATACGATATTTTTGCAAATAATTATTATTATAATTACGTGCGTGAAGAGTTATTACTACCTCTATTATCAAATGTAGCAGAAGATTATCCTTATCCTAATATTAATGAAGGATATAAATTACCATTAAACTTAAATGTAGATGCTAGTTTTTTTAATATTCGTTCAAATTATATTCAGAAAAGAAATCTGGCGTATAATCCTCAGATTACAGTATTAGCAAAACAGAGAGAAATCTTAAATAGTAATATAAGAGAGCAACAAAGATTAATAGAAAACGACAGATCGCCAATAGTTTATAAAAGTTTTGAATTAGGTGTAGACGTTCGTAACTGTGAATATTTCTATGGTAGTGTTAGTAATGCTGGTTATTTTGTTAAAGAGAACCAGCAACCTGTAACTGTTCCTAATAATAGATCTAATGATACAGGATTTTTTTTCACTAGTGCGGTTTTTAATACGTTTATGACAGATGTTGCTAATACTATAAACCCTTTAATTGCTAGCGCTGCTGCAAATTCATCTAATATGTATAATGCTATTCTAAATCAACGTTCTGATACATATGATGCATTAGGTAAATTAAATACAATTACATTTGCTAATGCCCCATCATTAAATTCATCAAATATATTAAATATGTTAAGAAATAATCCTCGTTTTATAAATAACATATATCTAACATTCCCACGAGATACGTATTTAACATCTATAAAAGGATTCGGTATAACAAATTCAAATACCTTACAACTACTGATTGATAATACTAATATTATCAGGAGTGAAACTGAAGAATTTATAGAATATAATGTATGGAGTCAACAAATTATTAGAAGAGTAACAACAATGCTCCCTGTTCCTATATTTGCTCAAACAAGAACAGAATTATTAAATTATAAGATAGAAGTAACAGATAATTTTTTAGATTATACCCCTTACTATTTAAATACTGAATCATTAGAATATATCACGAAAGATTATGTATTAAATATGTCAAATATTATGCCATACGTAAATGGATCAAATAATACTATTACAAACAGAATTCAATTATCTAATTATGTGAAACTTATACAAGGCTCTAATAATTATAGCTGGATACCTGAATCTCCTCCTATAGAATGGTTTAATTCAAACATATTTACTAAGACTTTAAATACTCTAGGTTATGTTCCAGAAGATATAGAATCATTTAGTTTCTTGCAAAACAGTATTGAATTTAATATCAAAACAACAGAAAATCTCCCCTTTTCTAAGAAAAATTTTAAGTTAACTGCTGTTTTTTCACCAGAACAGAAGGCAGAATACTATAGTGCTAGAAATAACGTTATCAATGATGAAGTTTTTTATACAAACCTAATGAACACTATACTTTCTAATTACAGTTATATATATAGCGAAGGTAATGTTAGAACAAGTTTGAGAAATTTTATTGGAAATTTATATGACCAAAATTTAATGGATACATTTAGAAATACGTTTAACAGTCTAAATCTATTATCGAATGGAACTGTGTATAGTGAAACAATTGGAAAAATTTATGAAGCTCAATTTGATTATAGTCAACCAAATACTCTGTTATATAAATGTTCATTATTGTTTAAAGATAATGCTAATAATTATGATCCAACAAGAGTGCCATTTGATATACTCTTTAATAATCCTAAATACTATAGAGTAAAATTTATCTACTCTGCCGAGAGAAGAACTTATTTACTTGAAAATTATTCTGATATAACTTATATGTATTTTGGACCTTTTTCAACTTCTGTATTTACTGGATATGTAGTAAATGATTCTAATGGAATAAATACAGATATAAACTTCTATATTAGACTATTGAGTTATAGAAAAATAAAATTAATTCCGTTAATTCCACTTGGAACACAATTTAATCAAACAGACTACCAAATTCTTTCAATTGAATTCTACAAAAATAATGATAAATTAAGTGAAACACTACTTTCTATTGATAGTTATCCTCATACAACTCTTATTCCTAATGATATTTACTGGGTTGATACATTTAATAGATTAACAAAATTAATAACTTATTCCAGAGTATTAACAGAACCTACAAATTCTTATGATAATAATACTCCATCTTACGTTACATCGTATCCCTACGCATATAACACTAGTATTACTATAAGTTTTGGAACACCAACTTCTATTGATGCATTCTCTTTTGTAACAGGTGATCAGCCTAACAAATCAATTCGTAGATGGATTCTTCAAGGTTCTGTAGATGGAAACACATTTTTCAATATATACTCTCAGCTTTCAAACTATAATTATCCTAATAATTCACAGTATTATAGAACACAAAAAATCTCATTAAATACTAGTATAGCAAATACTGATTTACCACAATATGTGATTAATATTACAGTTTATAGGATTAGTGAATGCCCATCATTTGACCCAATCAGTAAAGAATTAGTTAAAAGTTTGATAGAATCAATACGAAACTTTGCAAATCGTCAAATTACATATAATACTGAAACATTTTACGTGAACAGTATTAAACCTATTACTATACTTGGATATCTAATAAATAATAATGATTCTGCTATTGTATACTTCTTAAAATTAGTGCTTAATAATGGTGCTGGGACTAGTTTTAACGTATATTTAAAAAATACCAGAATTTTATCTCCTATATTAAATTGTAATAATATTTGGTTTTTAAATGATACTAACTCATATTCTGATATTATAATGGTATCAGATACAACTAATTTGGAACCATCTTTTTCAGGATATACTTATAATCTAACTGGATTTACAATACTTAATACAGCATGTGGAACAGTTGATACTAGTAATTTTCCAGATTATATGATATATCTAAATGGTTTAATTACTGCAAGGCATCCTAATATAACAACTACAACTTTAAGAAAATACGCAACTAGATTAGAGCCTGCACAGAATATCTATTTTATTATTTCATGCTTAACCAGTTGGGGTAGCACCACTTATACTATATGGCAAACTATGTATACTCTAGTAAACTGTAAAATAGTTATGCTAAGTTCTAGTTGGTCAACAACAACATGGACTCTATATCCCACCGAAATTGATGCAATGAATTTTTTTCTAGCTGTTGATTCAATACAGAGTAATGATTGGATTACAGTATCGTCAGGTTTCGTTGATTATGACAAAAAATATATGATAACTTATCTAAAATTTGAAAGTAAAACTCCACTCTTATTTGAAACTATCACGTTATACAATAAGAGTAATAGTAAAGTATCATATAAAATAAAAGATAAATCTAAGAATAGTATAATTCTTGAAGTGTCAGAAGCTATATTTGGATACAGTTTTATTACAAATAATTCTGGAACTTCACCTAGTTCTTGGACTCTAAAAGGTTCTGATGGAAAAGTCTGGGAAGTCATTCATGAAGAATCATATAATTTGAAAGGAAAGAAACTCTACCAAACACCTATTTTCTACTTAGATGGAACCAATTCAACTATAGAACAACCTCAGAGTTTTGAAAAGCCAGAAATTGATGTTAAAAAGTTTGTGAGTTATTATAAACAGAAAGTAAATTCTTCTGTAAATCCAGAATTTAAGAAATATATGTATAGTAATGGAGTTTATTATTTTATTTTTGACGAATATGACTTGAATAATAATTTAGTTGCTAAAGATTTGATTGTTGGGTTTGAAGTTTATGAAGATAAAGTGAAAAAAGTAATACTATATGAAGATGACGATGGTAATTTTAAACCTTTTGATTTACGTGACGGTAAACAAAAAGAGTTCTGGAATTCTATGATTGGATTAGCACTAGATTTTCAAGATTTTTAGTTCTAAACTGAATCCCACCATTTTTTAGCGGATTTAGATTTTTCTTTTGCTTCTTTTGCTAAATCTGAATCTGTTGTATGATATGTTTTTCCTTTTGTGAGAAAACTGTGAACACGAGCATACCCCCACTGCTGTTGTGTAGCTCCGGGTCTGTGTCCTGTTCTCCACGCAGCCATTCCACGATTATATGATTCTTTTATATACTTGAGTGGAACACCAGTTGCTTTAGATTTTGCTTCTAGTGACTTTGCGTTTGGAAACATCTTATACCATTTCTGAGTATAATTTGATTTACGTGTTTTAACACCAGAATCTGTTTTAAATCCTACATATGCTTTGGAGTCTTTCCAAGATTTTGAACCATATTTCTTTATTTCTTTTAGCCTCTGCTGTTTCTTCTTCTTTGTTAATCCCGAATAATATTTTCTTGGATAATATATTTTACGCGTTTTAGACATTTCTTTTCACTTAATAGATGGCAAGAAAAACTTATCGCAGAAAACATTCTAGAAAACAGAAAGGTGGTGGTTGCGGGTGCGGTGGAAGCACAGTTCTAGGATTTCCTCAAAATGGTGGTCAGATGAATAGTATTATAGGTTCTCCAACTAACTCTGATTCAGTCCCTGGTATGAACTCTAGCATGAGCTCTACGCCTAGAAACTCTGGTATGAACTCTAGCATGAGCACTAGCATGAATTCTATGCCTAGAAACTCTGGTATGAACTCTGGTATGAACTCTGGTATGAACTCTAGCATGAATTCTATGCCTAGAAACTCTGGTGTGAACTCTGGTATGAACTCTGGTATGAACTCTGGTATGAACTCTGGTATGAACTCTGGTATGAACTCTAGTATGTCTTTTAATAATAGTTCATATAATAATAAAAAATCTAATAGCCCTTTCTTATCTGCTTCTAATTTTGCATCTGGTGGATTCTTGGGTATGTTCAATTCTCCTTCTCAAAATACAAGTACAAGTGCTATGGGTGCGATTTCTACTAATACGGGTGTAACACCTACTAATACGGGTGTAACAACAACGCCAACTCTTACAAATACACCCGCGGATGTTAATACCCGTGTTGATGATCTTGAAAAGCGTCTGCGTAAATTAGAAACTGGTGGTGGTTTCTTTGGCGGAGGAAGACAACGACGCAAAAGAACCCGTAAAAATAAATCTCGTAAGCACTAATAGGATGAATACGCGTAAATATAGAGGCGGTCAATTAAATGAAAATATATTTAGAGCAAGAGCTCGTTTAAGATCGCCATCACGAGAGCAAAAAAGATATCGTGAAGGAACTATGGGTAGAAGAACAAATTCATTTGGTTCAAGTTTAAGTTTAGAAAGTTTAGCAACAAATATAAGCAATGATGGAACATTTCAAGTAGGTGATAAATATTTTTCTCTAGTTGAAAATCCTGAAACTGGTAGAAAAGATCTTTTTGTTTGGGATTCTATAAATAATGTGTGGAAGATAGATAAAAATTCACAAGTAGGAACACCCCGTTCACGCTCATCAAGTGTAAATTCTAGTCAAGGATTTTTTGGTGGATACAAAGCAACAAAAAAGAATCTTAAATACTTAAAAAAGTATAAGAAAGGAAAATCGATTGGATTTACCATGCGTTCATCTCTGAAAGCAAAAGGATTAATCCCGAGATCAAATGGAACTTATAAAGTATCCAAGAAATATCGTGGATAGATAGGATGGTGACCAAAACAAGAAAAAAAAAGGACGATTATGTGATTGCTATTCCATCATATAAACGACCTGAAACTCTTAGAGATAAAACTTTGGCTACTCTAAAACACTACAAAATAGACCCAAAGAAAATAGATATTTTTGTAGCAAATAAAGAAGAAGAAAAGATTTACAAAGAAACTCTTGACTCAAATTCTTACAATAAAATTATAGTAGGAGTTATAAATTTAGGTCCTCAACGTAACTTTATATCAAACTACTATGCTAATGGCAAACATATAGTAAATATAGATGATGATATAACAGGATTTATTGAATATACCACTACAACGAAAAGACATGAAAAGCCTTTAGCAAATCTAAATAAGATAATACGTGAAGGATTTGAACAGTGTAAGAAACACGGATTCCGTTTATGGGGAATCTATCCCATACCTAACGGATATTTTATGGAAAAGAAAGTTGATACAGATTTACGGTATATAATTGGATGTTTTTATGGGACAATCAACGCCAAAGAAATAAAGTTAGAACTTAAAAATGATAAAGAAGATTATGAACGTTCCATCAAATTCTATATAGCGGATGGGGGTGTGATACGTTTACGATACGTAGCTCCTAAAACTGCCTACTATACAGAAAAAGGAGGAATTCAAGAATTTCGTTCCGAAAAAACTGTTATGGCTGGAGCTAAATGGATTGTGGAACATTTTCCAGATTATGCTACATTAAATTTGACTAAGAAATCTGGTCATGCAGAAGTCCGTTTAAAAGATAAAAGTGATAAAACTAAAACAGAAACAGAATCCGTAAAACATAAAACATTAAAAAATAAGAAATAGTTAATGAATACTATTGAAGATGAAAAAAATAATTTACGCACCCGGTGTGGATACAAACCGAGTGAGTGTATCTTTAGTTTTGAACAGAACTTATCTGATACTGGAGCAGTCGCTTTAGGAAAATGTCTACACTTTGGAACAGATTTAGTGTGTAGTGGAGGACTACATACTTTTTTTAAGATTCTTTGGGATTACAGTTTAAATCATATTAATATCGGTTCACCTCGTGTTTTCATGTATTTAAATAAACGTATGAAAGAAATTGATGAACTAGTAAAAGTCTATCCAGATGAAACTCTTTATAATAATAAAGATTATCAATCAAAAATTGGAGAAATTATACTTATACTACACGATGCTCCCAAACATCCTAAACTAAGTTGGCCAAAAGTGGGTTCTGAAACTCACGATGGAACATGGATTCGTGGAGCTAGTGTAGCAACAGATACAGAAATTGTAAATAAAGTCTGGAGAGCAGAAGGTGATTTGAGTGTTCTGAGAACTGTTGGAAATGAGATTTGTAGGAATTTAGCAGAACATTCTTTGGAAAGAGTTTTATTTTGGATGAAATGGACTTATGAAGAGGAAGCAAAATTAAAAAAAGAGAATTCAAAGAATTCTCTAACAACAGTTGATAGAAGTTCTGGAGGGAAAAGTAAGAATGAGGTTGGATACTATTTTTTAAGTATTTTTTCAGAATTCTACAAGGAGCTAGCAAAAAAACAGCAAATACGAATGCACGAAGAATTTTTAAGTTTAATAGAGATATTTAGAACACATGATATAAGATTTTCAAACTCTTTTAAAAAGAATCTGCTTGGATTGATGGCTAAAATATTGTGTGAAGTTCCAAGATGGAAGATTCCAGCAGCAAATGCTTTGATTAAAGATCCTGTTGTTATTTCTCGTGCAGTTCAGCAAACACCTAAATTCTTTTCTGAAGTTCTTCAGTATCCAAGTGTATCATCTGGAAATCTCAATAAATTACTAAAGAAAAAAGGAAAAATGGATGCTGTTAAAAAAGATAATAAAAAATTATCGATGGAAGAACAGTTTGCTGCTTTTGATAAAGCTATGGAAGTTTATATGACAAAATAAGTTAGTTATTAAATTAGATGGTATCGGTTCTAGCATTAGCACAATCACGAGCTGAAGCTGCTTTATCACAAAGATTACTTGGCCCTGCATTTGCCTCTCAAGCAAATAAGATTATGCCAGCATCTACGACAAATGCATTATACAGATATTTAACCACAGGTGGTACTAGGATGAAAAAGTTTTTCTTTG